CTGAATAAGAAATGGCCGCTCCATTTCAGAATTATTCCGGCGGTGTCCTACTCGCGGACATCGTAAAAAGGAATAATCTCAGCACTTACGTGTCTGAGGCAATCAAAGAGCGCAGCTTGTTCCTCAAGTCTGGCGCTATTTCACGCAATGCTTTGCTCGACTCTCGTCAGGGCGGCACCCGGATTCAAGTTCCCGAGTTTAATCCCACGTCTCCAACTGAGGAGATTATGAGTGGGACAGCAACTTGGGGCACCAGTGGCGCTGGTTATCTGACTCCTCAGAAAATCGGCACTGGCACTCAAATTGCAACTATCTGCCATCGCGGTTTTGCGTATGCCGTGGATGACGTTGCAGTTTTGGCAGCTGGTGAAGATCCCATGCTCCACATCCGCAACCAGCTTGCAGATGCAATCAACAAGTTGAACAGCGCTCGTCTGTTCTCACAGCTTGCTGGCTTGTTTGGCACTGCTCTGTCCGGCAACGCTTTGGACTTGGGTAAAGGTGCTGCTTCTGGCGCAGACGAGAACAACTTCTTGACTGCTGCTGCAGTAGCCCGTGGCCGCTCCCTTCTGGGAGAGCGTGGTGACGAGCTGGACACTCTTGTTGTTCACCCTTCTGTTGGCTACTACCTGTATCAGGTTGGCCTGTT